TAAGTCTTTTGTCAGGGGCATTTACTGCTTTTGCTAGTTTATCTGTTAAAGCAACACAGAGGCATAAGAAATTAGCTATAGCAGGAGCATTAATAGATACTTATGCTGGAGTTGACAAAGCTTTTAATGACCCTACTATTCCTTCTACTTTAGGTAGATTTGCTCTTGGAGCTTCAACATTAGTTAAAGGTTTAATGAACGTCAGAAAAATTAGTTCTATAAATCCAAATTCTACAAGCACTCCAACGATACAAACAGGAGATGGTGGAGATAGAACATTTGACTTTAACTTAGTAGGTTCTACAGGCACTAATCAATTAGCTGAAGCAGTAGGTAGTCAATTCCAAGAGCCTGTTCAAGCTTATGTAGTAAGTAGTCAGATGACATCACAACAAGAATTAGACTTACAAATATCAACAGGAGCTTCATTAGGAGGTGATTAATATAAAACAAAATACATTAAATACGTTATCAAGTTATGGAAGAAAATATTATAGAATTGTTTATTGATGAGGAAAATGACTTTGCTGGTATAGAAGCTATATCAATAGTGGAAAATCCTGCAATAGAAGAAGATTTCATAGCTTTAAAAGCACAAGAGATTAAGTTAGCTGAAATAGATGCTGAGAAACGCATACTGATGGGAGCTGCTTTAATACCAGACAAGAAGATATACAGACATAACGGAGAAGAAGAGTATTATATATTCTTCTCTAAAGAAACTGTAAGAAAGGCTTCTGAGCTGTTTTTGACTAAGGGTAAGCAGAATAACTCAACATTAGAACACGAGGTAGAATTAAACGGACTAAGTGTTGTAGAGAGTTGGATAATAGAAGATGAGAAAAAAGACAAGTCAGCTAAGTATAATCTTAATTTACCTATAGGAACTTGGATGGTTTCTGTAAAAGTAAATAACGACAAGATTTGGGAAGATTATGTTAAAGAAGGTAAAGTAAAAGGATTTAGTATAGAAGGATTCTTTACAGATAAACTAGACGAAAGACCTAATGAAAGCGTAAAAGAACAAATGGACTTTGATGAGTTTAAAGCATTAGCTAAATTATTTGAACTAGAAGATGTTCTTCTTGAAGGAGAAAAAATAGAATTAGAAACATACAATGATTATCCTGAAGCCGCTAAGAACAATGCCAAGAAAGCATTAAAGTGGAAAGAAGAGAACGGAAGTGAATGTGGAACTCTAGTTGGATGGACAAGAGCTAATCAACTGGCATCAGGTGAAAAACTATCTCGTTCAACAATAGCTAGAATGGCTTCATTCAAAAGACATCAACAACACAAAGATGTTCCTTATAGTGATGGATGTGGAGGTATTATGTGGGATGCTTGGGGTGGTAGCTCTGGGGTTAACTGGGCAATAAAAAAACTAAAACAAATAGATAAATGAAAAAGACACCAAGTGACAACAGTCCAAAAGATAATAGAAAAGCTTGTTTATGTAAAAACTCAACTTATAGTACTAAGTGCTGTGATGGTAGTTTACAAGCTCAAGGTATTGGCAGTTTAACCAGTCAAGGGGATTCGGAATAGCTCGAAAATGAAACAAATTATTTATTAACCGTTAACAAATTATAATATTTATTTATGAAAGCAACAGAAATCATCAACAAATTTAAAAATGTATTACTTTCTGTAGAAACTGAAGAAGAAACTCCTATCGGACTTTCAACTGAAGTAGAAAATGAAGTAATCGAAAAGCAAGTAGAACTTGCTGAAGAAAACACAGTAGAGGAAGCTTCTTTAGAAGAAGATGTAATCGAAGAGGATGTGGTTGAAGAAGTAGTAGAAGAAGAAAGCATTTACGCTACCAAAGAAGAATTAAACAAGGTAGTCGCTGAATTTAAAGCTATGTACGACCAAATGATGGACAGTATGGATGAGGTTGAAGCCTCTGACGTTCCTGAAGAATTAAACTCTGATAAAGTAGAGTTGTCTGAAGAAACAGAATCTATCGCTCATTCTCCTGAAGCTGAAGTAAGCTCAAACACAATGAACTTATATTCACAAAAACAACCAACTACTACAAAACAAAGAGTATTTAACAAATTATTTAACAACTAATATTAATTATGGCAACTACAACTACAATTACAACTACTTACGCAGGTGAATTTGCAGGGAAATATATTTCTGCTGCTTTACTTTCTGCTAATACTATCGAAAAAGGTGGTATTGAAGTAAAACCAAACATTAAATTTAAAGAAGTAATCAAGAAATTAGCTACTGGCGACCTTATCGCTAATGGTTCTTGTGACTTTGCTGCAACTTCTTCTGTAACTTTAACAGAAAGAATTATTGAGCCAGAAACATTCCAAGTAAACTTACAATTATGTAAGGATGACTTCCGTTCAGATTGGGAAGCAGTATCTATGGGATATTCTGCATTTGATTCATTACCTAAAACTTTCCAAGATTACTTATTAGCTCACGTTGTAGCTAAAGTAGCTGAAAAGAATGAGCAAAACATCTGGAGAGGTGTTAACGCTAACGCTGGTGAATATGACGGATTTGTAACTTTAGCAACTGCTGATGCAACTGTTATTGACGTGGCTGCTGCTGCTGTTGATGCTGCTAACGTAATTGCTCAATTAGGAGCTATCGTTGATGCAATACCTTCTCAACTTTACGGAAAAGAAGATTTATACCTTTACGTATCACAAAACATTGCACGTGCTTATGTAAGAGCATTAGGTGGATTTGTTGCTACAATAGGTGGAGCTGGAACAATGAACGAAGGTACACAATGGTATAACGGAAGTGAATTATCTTTCGATGGTGTAAAAGTATTCGTTGCTAACGGTTTAGCTGATAATACAGCAATGGCTGCTGAAAAATCTAACTTATATTTCGGTACAGGTTTATTATCTGACCATAATGAAGTAAAAGTTATCGACATGGCTGACATTGACGGAAGTCAAAATGTGAGAATAGTAATGAGATTTACTGCTGCTGTACAATACGGTATCGGTTCTGACATCGTTCTTTATTCTTAATATAACTTAATACTAACATATAAAAGGGGTAGGTGGGATATTCTACCTACCCTTTTTTATTATAAAAACATATAAAAAATGGCTTGTGATATAAATACAGGGAGACTTGAAGCTTGTAAAGATTCTATTGGTGGTATTAGAAACATCTATATAGGAAATTACGATGCGGCTATGTTTGATGGACTAACCGAAGATGGAACTTCGATTACTGCTCTTACAGCTCCAATAACAGTTTACAAATTTGAATTAAGAGGAGACTCTAACACCTTTGAAGAAACTAATGAAAATTCCAGAGATAATGGAACTTCATTCTGGACTCAAACAGGTGCTATTGTTTTAAAGCATCAAGATGCAGACACTCAATCTGTAGTCAAATTATTATCTTACGGTAGACCACACATCATCGTAGAAGATTATAATGGAAACTATAGATTAGCAGGAGCGCAAAACGGATGTGAAGTAATTTCTAACACTTCTACTGGAGGTGCAATGGGAGATTTAAACGGTTACAACCTTTCTTTTGAAGGAAGAGAGAAATCACCTTCATTCTTCGTTACCAGCTCACTAATGGGCGATGCTGCTGGATTTGTTATTAGTACAGATACTATAACACCAAACTAGTATAATAATATTCCTTTATTATTAGTAGAAACAGGGTAGGCATTAGCTTACCCTTTTTTATTATAAAACAAAAAAGAAAAATATCGTTATCATATTATGATAATAACAAATAATGATAGCGCACAGACGTTTAACATAATACCTAGAGGTGCTTCGGTAACGTACACTACTCTTGGAGATGGGTCTATCGTTGCTTCTGCTGGTTCTTTAACAATAACGTTTTTAGAGGAAAGTACAAATGATACTTTTAGCTTTACTAACAATGAAAGCACTAAGTACTCTAATTATTTGGGATTTCAAGTGAACACATCAAGTAAACTAAGAACGAGTTTTGATTATTTTATAACAATATTCAACACCTTAACAAACAAATTAGTTTACAGAGATAAAGTATCTGTTCTGCCAGATGCTAGTGTTCCTTATAACAACGAAGGAAGATATTCTATAAGTAGTTCAGATTATACGGAATATGCAGAGCCTTCTAACGAATATGTAATATTAGATGACTAACAAGAACAATTCTATAAGGGTAGTAAACTTATCTGGTTACGAAACACCAGAGGTTAAGGAAGTATATGGTAAAGATTGGGTTTCTTATGGAGAAAACAATGATTACTTTGATAGCCTTATAGAGAAATACTTAGGCTCACCTACAAACAGTAGATGTATTAACGGTATTGTTGATATGATTTACGGTAGAGGGATAGAAGCTACAGATAGTGAAGACTTTCCTGAAATGTATGCTAAATTTAAATTATTAGTTAGACCAAGAGAAGTCAAAAGAGTCTCTAATGATTATAAGATGCTAGGACAAGCTGCTATGCAAGTAGTGTACAACAAGTCTAAGACTAAAATCATTAAGATATTACATTTCCCTATGGAAACTCTAAGAGCTGAGAAATGTGATTCTAAAGGAGTTATTAGAGCTTATTATTATCATCCTAAATGGGCAGAGATAAAGCCTAGTGACAATCCTAAGAGAATACCTTCTTTTGGTAACGGTAAAAAGAGCGAAACAGCAGAGTTATATATATTCAAGCCATATAGAAGTGGATTTTATTATTATGCTCCTGTTGATTATCATGGATGTTTACAATACTGCTCTTTAGAAGAAGAGGTAAGTAATTATCACATAAATAATATAAAACAAGGTTTACAGCCTTCTTTATTAATCAACTTTAACAATGGAGTGCCCAATGAGGAAACTCAAGAGTTAATTGAAAGAAAAATATACGATAAGTTTAGCGGAACGTCTAATGCAGGTAAATTTATACTAGCATTTAACGAGTCTGTAGAGACTAAAGCAGATATTGACCCTATACATTTACCAGATGCTCACGCTCAGTATCAGTTCTTATCTGATGAGAGTAGAGAGAAGATAATGTTAGGTCACGGTATTGTATCTCCTATATTATTAGGGATAAAAGATAATACAGGATTTGGTAATAACGCAGAAGAGCTTAGAACTGCTTCTGTTCTTATGGACAACATAGTTATTAGACCATTTCAAGAAGAAATTATAGAAGGTTTAGAAGATATACTAAACTTTAATAAAATATACCTAAATCTTTACTTTATTACTCTACAACCAATAGAATTCACACAACTAGATAATATATCTACTAAAGTGAAGAGAGAAGAGGAAACAGGAGAGAAATTAGGCTCAAAGGCTACTTACAACGCTAAACTAAAGAAAATAGACGGAGTTGAGGTTTTTGAAACTATTAAAGAAGCAGAAGATAAAGCATTAGAACAGGGGTGTAAAGGATACCACGAACATGAAATGGAAGGTAAAATATGGTATATGCCTTGTGAGTCTCATGATAGTGCTATTTCGCTAAAAGAACTAAATGACTTTAGTGATGATGATGGAAATGACCTTTTAAGCCAATTAGAGCCTCTAGGAGAGCGTATCTCAGACGATTGGGAGTTAATACACTCAGAAGCTGTAAAAGACTCGGAAAAGGACTTTAAACTAGCTAATTTAGCTGAAGCTAATCCAAACAAGGATTCTAAGCAGGATAAAGGTATCTTTAAAGTAAGGTATGCTTATATGCCAAACAGAAAGTCACCTAACAGTAGAGACTTCTGTAAAAAGATGGAAATGTTTACTGATAGCAATATCGTATTCCGTAAGGAAGATATAGGTCTTATGAGCTTTCAAGGAGTAAACAGAAAGTTAGGACATAAAGGTAATAACTATTCTCTGTTTAAATTTAAGGGAGGAAAGAATTGTCAACATTTCTGGGAATTAAGAGTGTATAAGAAGAGAGTCTCTCCTGAAACTGATGTAGATAAAAGTGAAGCATTAAAGGATGGATTTGTTGAACCGATAAACCCTTCAGAGGTATCTACTAAACCAGCAGATATGTCTAACGGAGGAGCATATCCAAATATTTAATATTATGTCAAAAGCATTATTTATAAGCGTACTAGACCTAAAGAGAAAATCTATTTTAGATGGAAACTTAGATTCTGATAAAGTAATTCAATTTATTGAAGTAGCTCAAGATACGCATATACAAAATTATTTAGGAGGAAAGTTATATCAGAAATTACAAGATATAATTCTAGTTCAAGGAGCAATAGATTTACCAATCAACGCTAGTTATAAATTATTATTAAACACATACATAAAGCCAATGCTTATCTGGTATGCACAAAGTAACTTTTTACCTTTTGCTATGTATCAAATAAGTAATGGAGGGGTATTTAAGCATAGAAGTGAAAACTCAGACACAGTTACTTATGAAGAGATGGCTATGTTAATTAATAGAGTTGCCGAAACTGCTGACTTCTATACAAGAAGATTTTTAGATTATATGTCTTACAATAGTACACTATATCCAGAATATACTTCTAATAGTAATGACGATATGAATCCAGACAAAGATGTTAATTTTCATGGATGGGTTTTATAGTATGAGAATGAAAATGTATAAACCTAAAGAGGTTAATGTTGAGAAGTTAAAACAATATTTAAAAAAACAAGAAAAAGATGGCAAATACAATAAGTTGGGGGATAAGTTATAATACTAGTTGGTGGGGGGATGCAATACAGACTTCACCTTCAATAATAGAGAAACCTGATTTCTTTGGGAGTCAGTTTGCAATGAACGAAAGACAACCAGTAGAAGCAGTTAAATGCATAGCTGACTGGATTCACATAAAAGCATTACAGGATTTAAAAAATTAAACAATGGCAAAACCAACATTAGCAACAATACCAGCAGCATTTGGCACAAAGTTATACTCTGTACTGCCATCAACTGGAGTAGGAGATTTTACTTTTACAAGAGCAAGTTCAGCTACAAGAATAGCTGCAAACGGATATATAGAAACAGTAGCAAGTGGAAATTCAAGATTAGACTATCAATTAAACCCTGATGGAACAGTACAAGAATGTCCACATTACCTTTTAGAACCAGCAAGGACTAATTCAGTTTTTTATTCACAAGAATTAGATAATCCTTATTGGACAAAACAAAACTCTACAATAACACCAAATACTTCTATTTCTCCAGAGGGAGCTTTAAATGCAGATACTTTAACCTCTACTGGATTAACTGCTACTGTCTTTAGAGGTGGAATAACTGCTGGTTCATTATCTTTTTTTGCTAAAGATATAAGTTTAGGAAATAATAGTTATTATTATATGTCAGTTGATGGAGTTGGCTTTGCTAAATGGGATAAAAA